CAACAAGCTCGGATATGTTCTTTACTAAATGTCTTATCAAACTCAGACATCATCAATCCACGAAATGCAGGATTAAAGTAGTTTGCACCTCTAAATTTAAATTCTTCTATTAAAGCATCCTTTGGCCACCTTTCAGGCCATACAGGTGTAAATTTTTCATCTATAGCATACTTATAGGATTTAACTTTAGGTGTTTTTAATAACTTTGCAGTTAAATCATCTTTATGCCAAGGTGTTGCAACATATATAATTCTAGATTCAGGACCACTACGGATATCCATCCAATTACCAAAAAATGCATCTATTACTTGATGACGCATACTAGGGTTGAGTATAGCATTTTTAAAACTAACAACATCATCAAAGATGACCAAATCAGCTTTACCACCAGTAGCAGATGCTAATACACCACAAGCCTCTATAGATGAATCTTTACGAACTTGAGAACCTGCCAATCTAATTTTTGATGCTGACCATAATAAAGCACCTTTATCTGTTATATCTGGAAATATATCATGGTACTTACCACCCTCTTTAGTTATATGACCTTTAATTTCTGATAGTATCTTACATGATAAATCATCAGAATGGCTTATAATCTTTATTCTTAAATCTTTATTATTACCTAATTCCCATAAACATCTTTCTACTGAAATAGAAGTAGTCTTACGGTGGTCTTTAGGTGAAGTTATAACAACAAACCTGTTTTCTGTTATCTTATCATGCCATTCCTTGTGCATAGAAGATAAAGGAAACTCAAAGTCAGTAGCCATATATTGAGAAAATATAAAAGGGTCTTTTCTAGCAGCCTTTTTAATCTTCTCCAGGTTCAATAAGAGCAATTGCTCTTGTTGTTTCCTTAATTCGTTTTGATAGTTCGTCATCATCTAAACCTTGTACTTCTACACTAACTGTTTTTTCAGTTCTTACAGTAGGTTGTCCTAAAAGTAAACGTTTTTGCTCAGTAGTAAATCTTAGAGTACTTATTATTTCATTCCAAGTAGTAGGCTCTACTTCACCAGTATATATCTTTTCTGTTACTATATTTTCAAGTTCTCTCAACATACCTAAAGTTACTTCATCTTTTTCTAATATAGCAACATTTTCTGAAGTTTCTTTAAGCGTTAGTTTTGTTTTTAGTAAATTTTGTAGTTGAAATGTTTTATCTTCCCATTCATCTTCTTTCTTCCATATAGTAATTAATGATGGGGATACACCTAGTTCTTCAGCTACTTTACTTAAATTACCGTATTTACGATAAAGTTTAAACGCTTGTTTTCTCTTTTCTACCTGTTTTGGTCTACCCATATTAGCAAGAATGTACCATAAAATTAATTATGTGTCAACAAGTATTACCACATAGGAACATAAAAAAACCCTACAATGTTAACCATCTAACATTGTAGGGTTACGGAGGATACTTAAAACATGAGAATAAAAAGCGAAAGTAAAAATAAAATAAAAATATAAATTACTATGTACCCTCACTAAAAGACAAAAGAGTTACAGCTCTTCTGCCTTCGATACCACAATAAAAGAGACAACACGCGAATATATACAACCTATTTATTGTGGTGACCTACGTACTATAATAACTCTTAACTAAAGAGCCATCTTCAATCTGTTCTTTAAATTTCTCACCAAACTTAGCAAGCCTGTACTTCTCACCTTTATACTCGTAAAAACCTCCTTTATGGAATAATATCTTTTCTAACTTAACACCTAACATTATGGTGTCTTTAACACTATCAAACCCTTTAGAATATAAAACATCTACTTCAACAGGGCCTCTAGGCTGAGACATTTTATTCTTAACTACAGACAATCTACACTCCATACCGATAGGATCACCTTTTATAACATTTTTAGTGTATATAAACCCTTTATTATGTGTTTTAATCCTAACAGAAGAATAAAATTTAATAGAGTTACCATAAGGTGTTGTTTCAGGGTTGCCAAACATTACACCAATCTTCTCTCTTATTTGAGAAACTAATACTAATGAAACTTTACTATCCCATATTATCTTATTGATTTTTCTTAGTGCTTTAGATACTATTCTAGCTTCTTCACCTAATGCTTTTGTATCTTCTATTTTTTCTGATTCTAATTGAGCTTTACTAGGCAATACCGAAATTGAGTCTACAACTAAACATGCTTGTGTTTTATTAGCTTGTGCGAATTCACAAGCTGTAATTATTTTATCAAAAGCATCCTCAAGGTATTTTGAACTTAATAGTAAAAGTTTTGAATCATCTAAGCCTAAAGTAGAAGCCCAACCAGACAATAAAGAATTCTCTGTATCCAGCATTATAGCAAGACCATCATTTTTCTGACAACTAGCAAGAAGATTCGCAGCTAAAATAGATTTACCTGAACTCTGCCACCCGAATATCTCTGTTAATCTACCATAAGGTACACCGCCACCTAATGACCAATCTAAAGTTTTAGAACCAGTACTTAGAAAACCTAACTTATGTTCTGGTAATGGCTTATCTTTTAAAGTACAAGCATCTTTACCAAAACTAGCCAGTAAATCCTCAAATATGTTTTCATTTTTAACCATATATTCCTCTTACTTCCACCAAAATAAAGCTATCAAACCAATAGGAAAAACAAGTACTGAGATAGTAATAATTATTGCTCTCCTTAAAAACATAATACCCTCCTTTAACTAATTAAACTTTCTATCTCTTTAAGAAGATTTTCTTTTGAATTATCTTCACTATCTTCCTTATCTTCCTCTACAGTTACAGGTGCTTCTATGAGATTCTCTACCTCACTAACTACTGTTTCAGATTTAGTCCCATGAATATTATTAATAACAGCCTGTAATTCCAAAGGATCTCTAAAAGTTGCAATATCCTTATCCAAATCAAACATATTATCAATCCACTTATCTACTACAGCTTTATCAGAATGTAAAGGTGAAGTATTAGCAGCAGGTTTTAAGGTATACTTGGTATCTTCTTTAGTTGTACCTACTCTTTCTATAATCATATCTCTACCATTGTCAATATCTGTTATATCACCATAATCTTCATCATACAGGTAACTTAAAATATTTTCATATAGTAATATACCTGACCTCATTACTTGAACACCTTTATCTTCTTCACCTCTTACTACAATATTGTAATAAACACTCTTAGACGGATATAAACTAGAAGCTAATTCTTTGTTTCCTGCCAATTTAAGTTTATAAGCAAACTCACAAATAGGGCATTCCTTATTAATAACTTTTAAACAGTTATACATAGTATCATTTGGTGGAACTTTCCAATGCGATCTACATTCAAAAGCTATATCACCTGCCTCACTCCAAGGTGGCAATATCCTAATTCTAGTTGAACCTTGTGGTATCTTCCACATAGGTAAACCGCTTCTTTGTGATTCTTCTTCTAATCTCTGTTTAGATTGCTTTGCTCTTTCTTTATCCACTTTAAAAACTTTTCTAGACATCTTTATTTCCCTCCTTAGATAATAAACTACCACAAATAAATTAAAAACAGTGTTACAGCAACATATGTCATAATCATACTATACTCTCCTTTCCTTTATTATGTGTTTTCTGTAACATCAGAATCTACTTTACGATTAAAACCTATACTCTTTAGCATATCTTTCTTCATTACAACTGCATCTCTGTTACCTTTATAAAGTTCCCATTTGCGTACACTGTCTACATACTCTTTTTTATGTTTAATTACAGCTGGACTAATATTCACAATTTCTTTACACTTATTATCAGTATTACCATTCTCACTCTTTGCATCTAAAAATACTTGTGAAGATATTCTTTTTAATTCATCTTTAGCTGTTAAATGTTCTGCGTATGATTCTGCTGTTAATCTTGAAAATATATAAAATGATTTAACTACCTTAATATATTCTCCTTCTAAATCGTCTGGATTTATATTATATAAATCCTCTACATATTTCTCAAACTCTTTATTCAAATTCATAATCTTATTATACCCCCTTTTTTAAAAAAAGTCAAGTTTATTTATCATTATTATTTTTGCTTGACATATTAAAACTATTTTTCAACCTTCTTATTGCAACTATTTCTTTTTGTTCTGCTGGTAAATAGGCGAAAGACTCTAAATCATAACAATCTATTAGTTCACAATAATGCTTATAACAAACATATGTTTTTGCCTTTTTCAAACCTTTATCATGAGGTATTTCAGCATAATAAAATACCTCTAAGTTTGTTACTAATCTTTTGCAAATAGCACACTCACCTGACCTTTCAACAGGCTCTCCATTGAAATTTAGTTTCTTTTTACATTCTTTCATTATAACACTCTTTCCTTTCCATGTACACATTTAATAGTTGGAAATCTTAAAGATATACCTCCTTCCTGATTTTTTGTTTCTTCAAAATATTGTACTGTAATAGTCTTTCCTAATATTTCATCTGGATGTTTATAATAGAATTCCCTTTGTTCTTTAGAGAAACCAGACCCAACTTTAACCTTATTATTTTTATGCTCTATTATCACAGAAGCTAAAGTTTCACGTTCAATATCTTGACCATCTTCTAAGAATCTCATGTTATCCATTATGATATTTTCAACAATATACTCGGCATCCATAAAAGTTTTTACTTTTAATAGATTATTAGTTCTCTTTCCCTCATAACCAACATTCTTTCTTAACATTACACCTTCATAACCTCTTTTTGTAGCATTTTCTACTAGTTTAGTTAATTCATCTAAAGAGGTTATTTTAGTTTGTTCTAGTATTTCTACATTCTTAATTTTAGACTTACCGCTAGAAAATCTAGGTGAATTATTTAACCTTTCCATAAGAGTACTACTAGATTTCTTACTATTAAATTCTTCAATGGTTAGACAATCGAACATAAAAAACTTAGGATTTTCAATGGTATGGTCTTTCTTTCTTATCTCTTTCATTACCGATTGAAAATCTTCAACACCATTTTTTACTATACAAACTTCACCATCTAAAACCATATTTCCTAGACCACTTAAATTTTCTTCTAGTACACCTAAAGTATAAAACCTCTTACCAGTCCTGGAATAAAATTCAACAATACCATTTTCTATTTTAATGA